GGAGTTCCACCTAAAGTTAAAGTTACATTTGTATCATCAACTTTTGTTAATGCTGCAGCAGTTACCGAAATTGCACCGCTTGTATTATTATAACTTATCGGACTTGTACCACTTAAAGAACCTAAAGTAATATAATTAGAACCATTAGTTATTTGAGTATTATTAGTTGGAATAGTTATAGCTCCTGTTGTATTATTATATGCACCCGAACCAGCAACAAAACTTAAACTAGTTAAAGTAATATAATTAGATCCATTTACTATTTGATTATTATTTAATTGTTGATGTTGCCATTTAGCTGGAGAACCGCCATAAACCCAAACATCATTTGCTGAAGGGGTTCCTGATTGCATATCAATTCCATGGATTCCGTCAACTGTTGGATTCGGATAAGTACCATTTAAATCACCACCAGCAGTTCCTGAAGGAGTGCCACCTGAATATTGTGGAACGTTTAAAGTTGCTCCAACTAATGTTGCGGCTCCACTTGTGCCTGTTGTTGTTAATGTTAAAGTATCTTGTTTTAAATTTAACGCTGTTTGAGTTGCTGTAGATATTGGTTTACTTACATCACTTGTATTATCAACATTGTTTAATCCAACCATTGATTTTGTTATTCCCGAAGTCGTACCTGTAAAAGTTTTATCGCCAGCAATAGTTTGTGGAGTTGTTGAAATCACACCCCTAGCTGTTGCACTTGCATCGGGTACGTTTAAAGTTATTACTGGTGTTGTAGTGCCTGTTGCTACCGATGAAGTTAAATCAGTTCCACTAGTTGTTAAAGTTAAAGCAGCTACACTTGTAACTGTTCCACCTCCACCCGTTGAAGCAATAGTAATTATTCCATCGGCTGTAGTTCCTGTAGTTGTTAAAGTTATATTACTTCCCTCAACTAATTTTATACTTCCACCTGTAGCCGATAAAGTTGCTGTATGCGAACTTGAATCTGAAGTATTTGCTAATGTTTGATTACCTGTATTTGTACCGCTTGTATTTGTTATAACTGTTTGTTGAGCATCGGTAACATAATTTTTATTTGTACTTGCTGCTATATCCGCTGTTGTTGCATCCGCCCCTACAGTTACTAAACCTTTTGAATCATAAGTGATTTTAGTTTTAGTTGCTCCTGTTATAGCTGTATTGCCAGTTACTTTAGTTCCTAATGCTGTATTCAAATCGGTTTGACTTGCTAACGTTCCTGTTATAGCACCCCATGCAACAGCACCAGCTGCACTTGGCCCAATTAACGTACCACCTAAAGTAGTACCGTCTCCGATATAAAACATTTTAGTATCAGTTGTATAAGCGACCTCGCCACTTTCTAATACAACCGTTATTCTATCGGCATTCGTGCCACGTCTAATTCTTATTGCCATTTTATATATTATTAAATAAAGTTACCGCCATCTATTAAAGTATATGAAGTTGCTGCTGCAAAAGTACCGCCATCAATTAAAACATTGAAATTAGTACCGCCACCACTATATATAGGAATATTTAAAACATTACTTACTAAAGTAGCAGCTCCACTTGTATTATTTGTTGTTAATGTTATTCCGCTTCCAGCTGGCAAAAAAGATAAAGCACTTAATTGAGTAGTCCCATCGCCTAACTTGAATTGACCCGTTGTACTTAAATACGCTGGCTCACCAGCTTTTAATACCATAGTTGCATTGGCTGAAAACCATGCTGAATCTTTTGGATCGTATCTTAATTCTACTACTGCCATTATGTTAAAGTTTGTATTATTGTTACAGGAGCCGGGTTAGTTAATGTTTGTATTAATTCTTGTAAAACTTCAATCGTATAGTAAGAACCGCAAGGCACAACCGCAATAACATTTCCATTCTGATCTATTATTCTTACATCATCTTGATTGATAACTGCTGGCGAACCTGTTATTGGTATTGAACAAGCATCCCATTCAAAGATTGCATTAAATTCAACATCAAAATACCAACCCGCTACTTCATCATTAAAAGCATCTACAAAATCAGTTAAAGTTGCATTTGTATTAATTTTATGTAATTCTGAAATTTCAATTTGCATGAAGTAAATTAAAGTATCTAAAGCTATCTGCTTACAATCAGATAAGACCTCAAGTTGATTTCTTAATCCCTTCTTGCTTTTATCACAAATGTAAAATCTAATTACAGTAATATCACTAGTCCCTTCAACTCTGTTAGGTTGCAAAGTACCAAATAACATAGGATATTTAATTGACTGACCGCCATTTAATTGATCCCAAGGGTCACCAAAATACCAAGTCTTAATTTGCTTGTGAGCAGTTGAGTACGTTGCTATTGTTGATATTAATTTGTTTAAGGTAAACATCTATTAATTTCTTATTTTTTTTAATGTACTTTTTAATTTCAATCTTTGTTTTTTTTCTTATTGCCATACTGGGTTATCTCGGTTATCTTGAATATTGCTATAATCTTTTTTACCTAAAATTCTAGTCCCTAAATAAATGTCTACATCGTAAGCATTTCGCTCAGGGAATATATCCGCTCCTGTATTATTATTGTAAGTTGGGTATGTTGAGTTATTATAGTTTAAATATTTTATCATTCTATCTCCGTACATCTCACCATTTGTTTTCCAAATATTCATTAAATATTCCATGTCATTAGTAGGTATTGGTTGCCCATTATCACTGCTATTTGTCATTATGCCTTTATTTGCATATCGGAATTTAAACGTTGGTGAGCTTTCATACATAATATAGTGAACCATCATTTTTAAAATGTAGTTATCTATTAATGTTTTGTAAGCTGCAGGAATAGTAGTTGCTGAATTTATATAAGCTAAAATGTGAGTTTCAATAGTATTATATAAACTCGTTCCCAATAAAGGAAGTATATATTTATCTTGTACCAATTCAATAACTGGTGTTATCTTATCGTACTCGGTATTGTCATCAATAACCGAATGTCTAATTAAATAATCTTGACCTATCCAAAGTGTTGCCATGTTATTTCTTTTTACGTTTTATCCTAGTTTCACCTACCCAAATGTGGCGGCACCAAGGAGTTGTTTCAGTTCCATCATTATAAAATCCACCTCTGAAATCCCAGGCACTTTCCCCAAACTCGTTGGTAAAAGCATCTATTTGTTCGTAGGTTAATCTTCGTGCTACATTCTTACCGTCAACAGTTTCTCGACCACTTGTTTCAATCATCATTTGTAAACAGAACTCCCTTGTTGTTGGTAATCTTTTAGGTCCACTTACATCAGGTCTTTTATCGTATTTATAAACTGTATAAATTTCGGTATCATAATCTTCAGTATCTTTATCTAAACCTTTTTGAGTTGGTGTAAATATTCCATCTAAGAAGCTACCTAGTTTTTTTTCTTTTAACCAGGTTATTTCAGTATTTATTTTTTCAATATCTACATTTAATGACTTAGCAAGTTCCTCAGGTTTTGCAAATGGATTACCTTTAAATTGATTTAATATTGCATTTCTTAAATCAGTAACTGATAATTGTAATCTATTGGCTGTGTATAATTTTTGTTTTGATAATTCGAATCTTAGAACTTGTTTTGAATCTTTAAAGTTTACATATTCAAGGTCTATTATTTCATCATCATCATCTACATCTACAGCATTTGCTTTTACCCATTCAATAAATCTTTTTTCTTTATCAGATGATTGTTGAACTTTTACAACCTCATTATTCATTTCATCCTGAGCTATTCCTAAGAACGTTAAAGCATCCGCATCACTTAATCCAAACCCTGTTTTAATCATTATCAAAGCCTGGTCCGCTGTATAATCACCCTTCTTTAACTTGTTGGCTATATTAAAAAGATTTTGTCTTTGTCTACCTGTTAAGTTTTTAAGGTGTTCGTTTACTTGTATTTCTTCTTGTACTACAGTTGCACTCGGAGTGCCAATTTCTGCAGCTTCAATCTTTAATCCGTATTTTTCAATTATATAATTCGTTACGATATTAGTATCTCTAGCATTTAAAGCATTGATAACATTTTGATTTTCTAATGGAAGTTCTTTGCCTATTGGCTGAACCTGTTCTACTTCAAATGTAATATCTAAACCAGTTTTTAGTTTAAACATTTTATCAATAAACTTATTAAAAGCTACTTGTTCAATTTTAGCATATTCGTTAATAAATAATTCGTGTGCTAAATCTAATTCGTTTCTATCGCCTAAAGTACCCTCAGTTTTGATTTTAAACAATACTCCTGGCACGTTATGTCCTGTTATTATCTTTTGTTGGTTTCTTTTATTTAACGCTTCGTATTGGTCTGCTAAACCTGTAGGAGTTACATTTACAACTTCTGCTCCTTTGCCATCAGGATTAGTGAATGATAAAACTACCTTACCAGCATTTTGAGTGCCTTGATGTTTCTCTTGGAATCTTTCTTTGATATCTTCTTTAACTTCAGGTGTTAATTTACCACTAAAGAAAGTTATAATATGACCAGCACTAAATCCATTCTTTACTAAACTATGAAAAAAGTTACTAATCTCAATATCGGTATTTATGTCCAATAGAACGCTTGAATAATCCGGTGAAGGATATAAGCCATCTAATTCATTTAAAGACGGTGTGAAGTCCTTAGAATAGTAAATTGAGGCACCTATAAACCCATCCTTATAAAATGGAAAGTAAGTTTTCTTTAAATGGTAACTTTTAGCAGTCCAATCTTCTGAATACCAAACTCCGCAATTATCTGCACTTAGTCTTATCTTGCCCATATCTAAATGGTAAAACTCAATCGGTTGGCCTATTAAATTTGTAGTTACTTGACATGCGAACCCTCCGTATATAGCCTTATCGGAATCACATTTTTTTCTTAATTCATACCATGAATCAAATCTATTTGCCTTGGCTAAAAATTGTTGAACTTGTGGTAAATCTTGACTAGGCACTATTTTCAGTCCGCTAAGATAACGTGCTTTACCTTTTACAATAGCAGCATGCTCAGGGTGATTGTTATAAGAATTTAATAATTCTTTAGGGAAGTTATTATCTTTGCCCCACTTAACAAATTCTCCAGCAGTATCAATTTTATAAGTAGGAAGTTGGTTAACATCCATCTTAATAGTAATTATGTCATTATATACTTCTAATTTTTTAGCCATTGTAAACCTTGTTAGTTATTGCTCCACCTTGATATTCTTTAAATGTAATTTTTGTTAAATCAAAACAAGTTGCATAACCCACCTCCACTACATTTAATCCCGTTGGATTAGTATTACTATTGCCTACTTGTTCGTATATCGTATATTCGTAATCGCCTACTGTTAATGAAATCTGAGCAGTTGTTGGTGTTGCTGTTTCAACTATTATAAATTCATTATATCGTTCCTTTTGTGTGCTTATGTCCGCTGGTAAAAAATATTGTGATGTATTTGTTTGAACGTTTTTAAACTGAAATAAAAAATAAGGATTTGCTAATAAACATTTCTCCTGTAATGTTAAGATAACTGTATTACTATTATTCTTATTAATTGTTATCATACTTATATAACGTACAAATATATCAATTTGTTATTTAAAAAAAAAGCCCAAGCTTACGGGCCTGAGCT